CAGCCGGCCCCTGAGGCCGTGGTGGTGCCCGAGGATGACGGGGCCGAGTGACCCCGGATGACGACCCCAATGACAACTAACGTGCAAACGCTAAGGCTATGATGACGACGATGATGATACCGATGGATATAGCGGCCGTGCTCGGGGGTGTGGGACTGCTGGCAGGCTTGGGCCTGTGGGGCTGGTGCATCACGCAGCACGTCCGGCGGAGCGAGGCCGCACGGAAGGCCCGCAGGCGACGTGCCGGATGCGGCCGACGGCCCGGGGGAAACCAGGGGATGTATAGCCAGTGGTAAGCCCGGTAAAGATAGCCTAGGGGGCACGCAGGTCATGGGGAAGCGCAGGATGTACTTCAACCGGGCTCAGCTCGAGGCCATGATTGTCGGGGCACGCCGCGAATACATCGTGGCCGGCCGCGGCACGGGCAAGAGCGAGGGATTCGATGCCCGGGCCCTGGTGCGCAACGCCTTCGCCATGCCGGGGAGCTCCGGGGCCCTGCTATCGCCCTCCATCGCCAAGCTCAAGCGGCAAACGTTCCCGGCCATCGCGCATGCGCTCGCGCGCTGGGGCTACCGTGAGGGCCTCCACTACGTGGTGGGCCGGGCCCCAGCCCGTAACCTGGGGTTCGGCCGGCCGCTGACCACACCATTCGACTGGGCCAACGTCATCGCCTTCTATAACGGGAGCATCGTGCACATGGTGAGCTTCGACCGGGCCATGAGCACCAACAGCATGTCGCTCGACTACGTGATAGGGCCCGAGGCCCGATTCTTGGATTACGCCAAGATCACCGGCGAGGTGCTGCCAGCCATTCGGGGCAACGGGGCCCACTTCGGCCAGTGCCCATGGCATGGGGGCGTGTGCTTTTCCACCGATATGCCGCAGGGCAGCCGTGGGGCCTGGATCCTGGAGAAGGAGCGGGATATGGACCCCGAGCTCATCCGCCTCATCAAGATGCTCTACCTGCAACGGCAAGCGGTGCTACAGCGTGGCAGCGGCCGGGCAGCCCGTGAGGCCGAGGCCCTTCAGCGTGATATGAACGCCCTGCGGGCCCGGGCCACCTTCTTCGCCCGCTACAGCTCCCTGGAGAACCTGGCAGTGCTGGGCGAGGCCTGGTTCGCCGAGCAGCAGCGCAACCTGCCTCCCAGGGTGTTCGCCACCTCCATTCTGAGCGAGCGGGTGCACCAGGAGGGGAACGCCTTCTACGCCGAGCTCGACGAAATGCGGCACACCTACACCGACCGCAGCCTTGCGCTGGCCGACCTGGGGGGGATGCACGCCACCGACGGCGGATCGGCCTGGGACGGCGACGTTAGGCCCGATCGCCCGCTGATGATTGCCAACGACTACAATGCGGCCATTAACACCCTGGTCGTGGGGCAAACCGACGGCCGCACCCTGCGCACCCTCAACGCCATGTGGGTGAAATCGCCCCAGCGGCTCGAGGACGTGGTGCGGCAATTCTGCCACTACTACAGGGCCCAGCGGTGCCGCGATGTGATCTTCTACTACGACCACACGGCCGTGGCCCGCTCGGCAGCCAGCGGCTACAGCTTTGCCGACGTGGTGCTCGAGGCCCTGCGGCAGGGAGGCTTCAACCCCGTGCCAGCCTACATCGGCCGCACCGTCATGCAATCGCTCCGCTACGAGTACGCCAACGCGGCCCTGCGGGGCAACGCCCGCTGGCTGTTCCCCCTCTTCCACGCCACACGCTGCAGGGAGCTCATCACGGCCATGCAGCGGGCTCGCGTGGCCATCACCAACCGGGGGTGGGGCAAAGATAAGCGGGAAGAAAAGCTCGCCGACAGCCCAGAGCTGCCCGACGAAATCAAGACGCACATCACCGACGCCTGGGACACGCTCTTCATCGGGGCCAATCTTCACCCGCACGACCGGGAGGGAGGCCTCGCCGAGTTCATCTAACGCCCCCGCACCCCCAAGCACAACATCAACGCGCACACCCGACACCATGCTACACACCTCGCAGCTTTTGGCCCTGATGCGGGCCGAGAATGCCCAGGGCGAACGCCCCAGGGTGAACATCACCTACCGCAAGAACGACGGCGAGCTGGCCACCTTCCTAGAGGCTCGCCTCATCAGGTACACGCCCTCCAACGAGACGATACTGGTGTCCGTGCCGGGGGGCAATCGTCGCCTGCGGCTCTACACCATCGTCGCCTGCAACGGGCAGGAGGTGTACCTATGAGCTCGACCCGCAGGCAGCCGGCCCGGGAAATGTACGAAACCGACGGGAGGCCGCACCTCATCGCCGGGCCCGAGGGCTATCGCCCGGTGGTGCGCTGGGGCAATGACAACCGCAGGCCCGAGCATCTGAACGCCCTCGCCTTGGGGTCGCCGCTGCTGAGTGCCGCCATGGAGTTCCGCTCGTCCTTGCTTTACGGCGACGGGGTGATACCGGCACGCCGGGCCTGGGACGGCACCCGCTGGCGTTGGGAGCCCTGCTTTGAGTACGACGAGGTCAACCGCTTTCTGGAGGAGAACGAGGTCAACCTCTACTTCATGGAGGCCGCGCTCGATATGACGGTGCTCAACAACGCCTTCGCCGAGCTCACCCTCGACGGCGAGGGCCGGCGCATCGCCTCGCTGCGGCACCGGGAGGCGACCTTCAGCCGCTACGAGGAGGCCGACCCGAGCACGGGCGAAATCCAGCACCACTTCTACAGCAACGCCTGGGGGAAGGATGACTACTCGCCGAGTCGTGTGGTGGTCACGCCCATGCTGCCACGCCGCAACCCGGCCGGGATGCTACGCCGCTGGATGGGCACCGATGCGCTGGGGCTCAAGCCCGTGGCCGGGCCACGCTACGTCATGAGCCTAGGCAGCCCCACGCCCGGCAGGCCCTACTACGCCCGGGCCTGGTGGGAGAGCGTGGTGGAGAGCGGCTGGCTCGACTTCGCCCAGGAAATACCGGCCTACAAGCGGGCCCTGCTCAACAACGGGATGCACATCAAGTACATCGTCCAGATACGGGCCGACTTTTGGGATCGGCTCTACGCCAAGCACAACGCCTCCACCGATACGGACCGCAACGCCATCCGGGCCCAGTGGATGGGCCGGCTCGATGAGTTCCTAAAGGACAACCGCAACAGCGGCAAGAGCCTGGTGGTGGAGTCGATGCCCGCGGGCGACCACTACGAGGACGTGGTCAAGGTGACCCCGCTGCGCTACGACGTGCCCGGGGGCGAGCTGCTGGCCGACCTGGAGGAGGTGAGCAACATCCTCGCCTACGGGATGGGCGTGCACCCCTCCCTCATCGGGGCCTCGCCCGGCAAGAGCAAGAGCATCAACGGCACCGAGGCCCGGGAGCTCTTCATCATCAAGCAAGCATTACTAAAACCCCTGCGCGATCGGCTCCTGGCCCCCCTCTACCTGGTGAAGGCCGTCAACGGCTGGCCGGACGATCTGCATTTCGCCGTGCAGAACCTGGAGCTCACCACCCTCGACGCAGGCACCGGGGCCGTGCGGGGCATCAGCCAACCCACGCTAGACTAACGCCATGCTAACCATAGAGCACATACAGGACGAAATGGACCCCCGTCCCCGGAGGGCCTACGTGTGGCTTTACACCGTGCGCGGCCTTGCGCTAGAGGGCCCAGCGCAGCGGGACGAGCTGCAAGCCTCGCTGGAGCACCACGGCACACGCCGCGAGTTGCTGCGCAGGCTCAATGATGCGCTAGTGCATCAACCCGACGAGGAGCCAGCCCTCACGCCCTCGCTGAGCATCCGGGTACGCCGGGGGGACACGGTGCTGATGTGCCAGCGGGCCTTCGAGGCCCTGCCCACGAGCCTGCGGGCCCAGGTGGTGCTGACGCTACGGGCCCGTCCGGCCTCGCTGATGCTGGTGCGTGGCACCCGCTGGATACCCGCCAAGCCCCAGCACGTGCACGCGCATCACGCCCTGCCCTCCATGCCGTGAGGGACGGGGAGCATCCGCAACATAACATCTCGCAACCATGACAGACGACAAGCGCAAAGCGCACCCCATACCACCGCAGGGCCTCGGTATCCGCATGCAGGCCGTCAGCAACGCCCACCTATCATCGGCCGGCTGGTGCTACGTGCCCACAGGGCCCGGGCTCCCCAGCGCGGAGGAGCAGATGGAAACCCTCCGGCACGAGCTCAACGCCCGGGGGATACACGCCGAGAGCTACACCGAGCTACAGGAGCGCATTGAGCCCGGCGCAAAGGACTACCTGCGCCCCTACGCCACGGGCATCGCCCTGTACGTCTGGCCGGGCGACCACGTGTACATGCTCCGCTCGGCCTACCGGGCCCTGCCCTCGGGGTTCCGCGGATTCCTATTCCGACGGCAGGCCTGCACCCGCTTCTACATCACGCTCGTGGCCCCGGGCCTCCCGCTCGTGACGTTGCCATTCGCCCTCTGAGCCCACCCGGCGAAGATACGCTAGCTAGTAACCCCTAAAATCTCACAACCATGACAAGCGACACCATTAGCTACCCGCCCGACTTCACCCGCGGCCTGAGCATACCCCAGCAGATCGACGAGGAAGACTACCTGGACCGTGCCGGCTGGTGCTACGTGCCCACAGGGCCCGGGCTCATCTGCGCGCTAGAGCAGAAAGAGTGTCTGGAGTGCGAGCTGCGGGCCATGGGGGAGCATCTGCCCGACTACTTCCTGCTACAGGAGTGGGTCACGCCCTACGATGCGGACTACCTGAACCCCTACGCCATGAGCATCTCCCAGTACACCGACGAGGGCGACCTCGTGTACATGCTCCGCTCGGTGTACCGTGCCCTGCCACAGGAGCACCGCGACTTCATACGCCGCTGGCAGGCCTACAACCGCTTCTACATCCTGCTCTTGGAGCGCGGCCTTTCGCCCGAGCGGGTACCCCGCTGCGACCCCCAGCATCACGGGAAGGATACGCTCTAGCCTCAATCACCCTAAACCATTCACAACCATGCGCACAACCCGCATACCCAAGCAGATCGACCCCTCATCACGCCCGCAGGGAGCCGACGAGGTGGTTCACACCATTCCCACCGCAACCCGCTACCTGCTGCACGTGCTCGAGGGGCCACAGTTCGAGGGCACCATGGATCAGCTAGGGCACATGCTGTCCTCATTTCGTTGTCAGCGGCCGCTGAAGGATTCGCAGCGTTACCGCATGCCCACGGGCTTCATCACCACGAGTATAGGCCCTTTCGTGCCACCCAAGCTGGCTGCGGCCCTGCAAGATGAGCCCACATGCGGCAGCTACCTCGCATTCCATTTCCCCGACTTCGCCATGCTAGAGCCCGCGCAACGCCGGGCCCTGGTCGCCATGTACGGCTCGGTGCTAGGCTACGAGCTGCTCCTGTGCATCGGGGATCTTGCGCCCGTGCCGCTGGATGCCACGCCGCTGCGAGCCGATGCCCCAGGCGTGCAAGAGGTGGTGGAGTACATGCAAGCGCACGCCGACCCCAAGCCGAAAATCCACCAGCTGCCGCGCTTCAACGCGCTGCCATGCGAGGTGTATCCTGGCACTGCGCACGTCACCCTACCCTAACGCTCGGGTGATATGCTGCCGCAAGAGTTCGTCGACCGCATCGATGCGGCCCCCATAGTGCAGGTCATCGAGCGTTTCGGGGCCGTGGAGATGCAGGGCAACAAATGCTGCTGCCCTATCCACCGGGAGCGCACGCCCTCGCTGAGCGTGAGCCCGGCGAAGAACCTGTGGCACTGCTTCGGGTGCGGCCGTGGGGGTGGGCCCGTGCAGTTCCTGATGGCCCTAGGGATGACGTGGATAGAATCCGTGCGCTCCCTGGCCGAGATGCTCGGGGAGGAGTTCCCCCAGGACGGCCCGCCCGACCCCGCCATGCAGGCCCGTCAGCAGGCCCGCAGCGCGCAATTCGCCGCTTGCCTCACGCTGCAAACCATATGCGAGCACGCCCTCCGGGAGCCCGCCACCCCCGATGCGCAAGAGGCCCTGGGCTACTGCGTCAACCGCTTCGGCGACCCCCGCACCCCCGGCACCCCGGCCCACGACTTCGGGCTCGGCTACATGCCGCATGATATCATTACCCGGCTGGCAGCCCGCAACGCCCGGCGTGAAGACCTCATTGCGGCCGGCCTGTTCTCCGAGCGTGACTGGGAGCGGGGGGGCACCCTGCGGGGCCGGCTCATCATCCCCATACGGGATGCGGCCGGGCGACCCGTGGGATTCTCGGGCCGGGCCCTTCAGGGGCAGAACCCGAAGTACATCAACACCCGGAGCAGCGACGTCTTCACCAAGGGCGACTTGCTGTTTGGCTACGATGCGGCCCGTCGTGCGGCCCAGTCCACCGGCCGGCTCGTGCTCGTGGAGGGCTACGCCGATGCCATGCGGCTCTGGGCCGTGGGCGTGGAGGAGGTGGTGGCCGTCATGGGCACCAGCCTGAGCGCAGCGCAGATCAAATCCATCACCCGGGCAGCCCGTGCGGTGATGATAGTGCCCGACGGGGACAACCCCGGCAGCGAGGCGTGCGCACGCTGGGGGTGGGCCCTGGCCGCCCAGGGGGTGTACGCCAGCGTGACCGTGCTCCCCACCCGGGACGACGGGGCCAAGGCCGATGCCGATAGCGTCATCAGGCGCCGGGAGGACTGGGATGCCCTAAAGCCGCAGGACTTCCTCCTCCACGTGGCCCGCAGGGAGTGGGTGCCGCTCACAGAGGCCGATGGGCCAGCCCGGGCCCAGTTCGCCCAGCGCATGCTGGGGGCCCTGGGGCAATTCGACGAGGAGTACCAGGAGCTCACGGCCCGGGAGCTCGATAGCCTCACGGGAGGCACGTACTGGCGTGATGCGCTGCGGCGACGCAGCCGCAGGGAGGAGTCCCCCCAAGGTAAGGCTAGGGGGGCCGACACCGCCTCGAGCGCAACCCTCGCGAGCTACGGCTTCGAGGTGCGCGAGGGGTGCATCTGGAGCAGCGAGCGCGAGGGGAAGATGCTGCGGCCAGTATCCAACTTCGTCGTGGAGCCGCTCTTCTACATCCGGGCCGCGGAGGGCAACGCCCACCGTAGGCTCATCCGGGTGACCAACACCCGGGGCGAGGCGAGGCTGGTGGTGCTGGAGGCCAACGCCGACTCGCTCTTCAGCGCATCGCGCTTCCGCAACGCCATGGTCCGGGAGGGCAACTACAGCTACACGGCCTCGGAGTGGTCGTTCCTGGGCCTGTTCCGCTACATCAACGACGGGTGCACGCCCTGCCACGAAATCGCTCGCCTGGGCTGGCAGCCCGACGATGAGATGTTTGCCTGGGCTAACGGCGTGTACGCCCACGGGGCCTGGTACCCGCTGGGGGATAACGGCACCGTGGAGGTGCAAGGCAAGCATTACTGGCTGGATGCGCAGGCCCACGGGGGACGGCTCGCGGCCTCCATGCGCTACCGTCCGGGCGACACCTCGCTGGGGGTCTCGGGCTGGGTGGAGCGCATGTACCACGTCTTCGGGGGGTACGGCGTGCTCGCCTCGCTCTACGTGGCTGCCACGCTCCACCGCGACACGGTGCGCGAGGTGGGCCCGCTGCCCTTGCTCAACGCCTGCGGCCCCAGGGGGACGGGCAAATCGGCCCTCGCCCTCTCGCTGGTGGGCCTCTTCTTCGAGCGTCCCACGCTGCTCAACCTGCCCACCTCCACCCTGGCGAGCCTCAACACCATTCTGAGCAGCTTCTCCCATGTGCCCATTGCCCTCGACGAGTACAGCAACAGCGTGGGCCCGGCCAAGGTGGAGCTCCTGAAGAGCTCCTACGACGGGGGTGGACGGCAGAAGATGGTGGGCCCCACCCAGATCGATAGCACCGAGGTGCATAGCGGCGTGGTGCTCTGCGGGCAGCAGCTCGCCGAGAGCGACCCGGCCCTCTTCTCACGCCTGCTATACATGCAGTTCGCCCGGGCCCGCTACAGCGACGAGGAGACGGCAGCCCTGCAAGCCCTGCGGCTCAAAGAGGCCGAGGGCCTGGGGCACGTGGTGCACGCCCTGCTTGACCTGCGTCCCGCCGTGGCCCAATCCTTCAGGGCCTCCTACCTGCAGGCCCGGGCCGACGTGGAGGCCATGCTCAAAGAGGCCGGCGTGGAGTGGGCCATCAGCCGCACCGTGCACGCCTGGAGCGTGCTGCTGGCCATGTACTACGCCCTGGGCGAAAGCGTCGCCTTCCCCTGCACCCGGGAGGCTATCATGAGCACCTTCGCCGACACCCTGCGCGAGCAGAGCCGCGAGATGGACGACGGGGACGACGTGCGCGGATTCTGGGCCACGTTCGTCTACCTGGTGAACCGGGGCGAGCTGCGGGCCGACGTGGATTACCGCATTGAGGAGCGTGACTGGGTATCAGGTCAACATGGTGCCCGCATCGCCCTCGAGCACGGCAAGCGCAAGGTGATACACCTGGTGCTCACCACCGTCATTCCGCTGTACGAGCGGCACGGGGCGAACGTGGTGGGCGACTCGCTGCTATCGCCCTCCACCATGCGCTCCTACCTGCGCAAGAGCGACGCCTTCATCAGCTCATCGCACGAGGTGCTGCTCCACGTGAGCGACGGCCGGGGAGGCGTGCAGTACGACGCCGACGGCACCGGCCCGGCCCGCATGACGAGGCAGAAGAAGAAGTGCTACAGCTTTTACTACGACATGCTGGACATCGACGTGGAGCGGGTGCGCACCGACGAGGAGCCCGAGGGGGGCACCTCGGTCATCCAATCCATGGACGAGCCCCAACCCCCATTCTAGGATGCGATGAAGACGCACGCAACGCATGGGCCACCACGTGCCCGCAAGGCACCAACACCACGCATTGGCCTACCAAATACGGGGATGGGTCGGCGTTGGTACGGCGCATCTGCATCGCATGCACCCCGTGCACCGCATCGGGAGCCGGATTGGCCCATGCGTCCCCGGGAGCATCGCCACGCCCATCGCCGTAGCACGATGCTTGGAATTGTAGCAGTATTTGGCTATTTTTGCAAAACGCTTTTACTTTGTATCCGGTATGAATTCATCCACGCTATCGCCCGCTAAGCACCAGGTGCCGGGCACCTTTTGGAGCATCATCGCCCAGGCCATGAGCCAGGAGCGCATCTGGGGGAGTGCTGCGCATGAGTGGGCCCTGACGCTCATCGAGCGCATGGATCTGTGGCCGCTGCGCATCGCCAAGCACCCCCGGGGGATACGCACCACGCCCTACACGCTCCCACCCTTCGCCCAGGGCAAGCGCACGTGGCTCACCCTTGCGGTGACGCCCAACGTGTGGGCCCTGATACAAGCCTGGCGGCCCAGCCAAGCCACGCCCGTCGACCCGCTCGACGCCGTATCCGCCTGGCTGAGCGACAACATCGGCTGGCGCGAGAAGGCCCCCCGGCTGCATGCGCACTTCCGTCGCACGTGCGAGGTGCAACTCCCCCTGGTGGGCCCCCCGGGGCTGGAGCCCGTGCTCACGCCCGGCCTACGGGAGCAGGCGCACCGCTACCTGAACCAGGGAGCGAAACTGGCCCTGTGGTACCAGCTCGATCGCCGCGGCTCCACGCTGGGGCGTGAAACGCTGGTGCGACGCATCCTGGAGGGCGTGGACGACCCCACGGCCGGGATGGATCTGCCGCATCGCCTCTGCGGCGAGTTCCGGCAGTTCGCCCGCATCACCCGCAACGCGTTCAACCTTTCTAACATGTTACCGCAATGACGACCGACTACCTGGGAGGCTGGCACGACGCGCTGGGCTTCCTCACCACCCCCGGCGTGGTGTCCGACCTGGTGCACGAGGGCACCCGCTACGCCGTCATCGGCCCGCAGGGAGCGGGGGACGCTCCGGGAGCTATCGATGCGTTCCCGCACCGCATCAGCCCGGGCAGCATCGAGTACGAGGCCGAGGAGACCGAGGCCGGGCTCTGGACGGTGAGCGTGCGCTTCCGCATCGCCGGCACCCTAGAGGGCTGGCAGAAAGATTGCCCGGAGCGGGCTGCCGTCTTCATCGTGGAGGGGCACCCCAAGGAGCCGCAGTGCCTGCTCATCGGCACGCCCGAGCGGCCCCTTCAGCGGAGCATTAGCCTCATCAGCCAGCGGGGCGAGGAGAACTACCTGGGCACCGAGGTCGTCTTCACCGGCACCGATGCCGTGCCCTACCGGCGAGCCCTGGCCCACCACCACTACGGCCGCTGGCGTTTCGCCGGGTGCCGTAGCAACCTCAGCATTCCCGACAGCCTACGCTGGCAAACGACCTAAGCCATGAGCCACACCGACCCACAACCCACGCTAACGCCCAAGGCCGCTCCCCGGGAGGAGGAGGGCCTGGAGGGCCTGCCCTTCGGGGAGGCCACACGCCGCAAGCCGCACAGCGGCGAGGTGGACACCCCCCTATGCGTCTACGGCAGCAAGCGGGTGCACATCGACAAGCTGCTGGCCATCGTCCCCGAGCACAGCTTCTACACCGAGCCCTTCGCCGGGAGCGGGAAATACCCCCGCAACCAGTAAAACCTAAACGTCAACCATGGATAACGAGACAATGCAAACCGTCCCTCCCCTGTGCGAGGAGGGCACCGTGCTCCCCTTCGGGGAGGAGCTGCTGCCGCACCGGCACCAGGGCGAGGTGGACACCCCCCTGAGCGTCTTCGGCTGCAAGCGTGCGCACATCAACCGCATCCTGGCCCTGGTGCCAGAACATGGGTCGTACGTGGAGCCCTTCGCCGGCTCGGGCGCCGTCTTCTTCGCCAAGCCGCTCCCCAAGGCGAACTGCGTGCTCAACGATACGAACGGGGAGATCTTCAACCTGTTCCGGGTGCTCCGCGACCAGGGCGAGGCCCTGCGGCAACGGTGGAACGGCACGCCCTACGCCCAGGACGTGTACCGCTACGCTATCTTCATCCACGAGAACCCGCAGCTGTTCGATGACCTCACCCGGGCCTGGGGCACCATGGTGAGCATGCACTTCACGGGCAGCCCGATGATGTACGGGGCCACCATGCCGCAGCGCGTCCGGGTGAGCCGCGACGGCACCACCACCCGGCCGGTCATCCGCACCATACGGGCCCGCTACCTCATCACCCCGGCCGTCATTGAGAAGATGCGCCGGGTGACGCTCGAGTGCATGGATGCCTTCGAGTGCCTCGATCGGCACCAGTACGACGACGGCTTCTACTTCGTCGACCCGCCCTACGCCGTCAAGGGGGTGAAGGTGCATATGGGCCACTACGGGCGAAAGTTTGAGCCGGAGGATCTGCTACGCCTTGCGGGTAGGCTCGCCTCGCTGCGGGGGAAGTTCCTAATGACGTGCTACGACACGCCGGGATTCCTGCCCATATGCCGGGCCAATCGCTGGCAGGTGTGGAGGGTGGTGCGCAACGCTCGCCACACCAAGGCCCAGGGTACGCCGATGGTGGAGCTCTTCGTGGCCAACTACGATATATCGGCCCTGGCCGAGCATGGGGGTGAGCCCGTGCCGCTGGACTAACCGCACGCTATCATGGGAGCACGGTACAACCACTGGGCCTACATGCGCGCATTGGCCCAACGGCTGAAACCCTTGCAGGGCGAGGGGCACTACACGGAGTGCGCAGACTTCCACGCCCTGGTGAGCCTGCTAGCACAGTTCAACGAGCTGCGTTTTCCCTGCCTGGTGGCCGATTACGATGCGGCCGCGGCCGTGGTGGACAGGGGCTCTGACAACGTGCTAGAGCGCACCCTCTACGGCTGCTACCTGCTGTGCCAGGGGGCCACGCCCGATGAGGCGAGCGTGCGCGCGGCCATGGTGCAGGCCCGGGAGCTGAGCACCCAGGTGATGCTCGCCCTCATGCGCGACCACCGGAACGCACGGGAGGGCTTGCAGCACTTGGAGGTAAACTCCTTCCGCATTGAGCCGCTCGGGGCCGTGGGCGACTCCGGCTACGGCGTGGCCCTCTCCTTCACCGTGCTCGAGCCCAGCACGGCCGTGTATAACCCTAACCTTTGGATGCCATGAAGAGACGTTTGGTGCGCGTCGGGTACCGGCGTACCCTCGTTGCGGCCGACTGGGATGCGCTCACGGCTCGCCAGCTGCTGCATCTGGCCCGGCTGGTGCAGAGCGGCCTCCCCAAGGATGCGGTGGAGCTCGCCTTCGGGCTGGGGCTCTTGGGCCGTCGCATCGTCCGCTACCAGGAGCGGGACGGCGAGCCCGGGGCTCTCACTCGCTCACGCTGGGGATTGCTGGGGTGGATGGACGTGTTCGCCTTGCAGAACGCCCGGGCCCTGGCCGCCTTCGTCACCGCTGATACCAATGATACGATGAGCTTACGCACCCGCAACCCCTACCCACGCCGTGGCAGCCTGCTAGGCTGGGAGGACAACCTGGCCGACGTGCGGCTCGATGAGCTGCTTCTGGCCATGGATCAGCATCAGGCCCTGGCCCGCACGCCGGCCGGCGACCCGCAGGCACGGGCTGATGCGCTGTACGCGCTCCTGGGCACCGTGTGGCGACGCAACAAGCGGGGGGAGCGTGAGCCGCTAGAGGTCGCCTCGGGCTCGGAGCGCACCCGCAGGGCCCGGCACGCCTTCGGGCCAGCACATGCGCAAGTGGCCCTGTGGTACGTGGAGGGGACGCTCGCCATGGTAGCTAAGCGTTTCCCCCGGCTCTTCGGCTCGGGGGATGAGGAGACGGGGGCCGAGCCGTCATCCGGGTCGCAAGCCGTGGGGTTGGTGTACGCATTGGCCCGGGGTCATCTGGAGCACATTCCCCGCATTCGCCAAGCGTGGGCTCTGGATGCGCTGCTTATGCTCGACGCGCTGGCCGTGCAGGCCCAGCAATCGGCCCACGCAAGGCCCACAGCCGGCCTGTAATTCGCTCCTGGCACAATTATAGCCCCGTCCTCCTCTAGGTGGGAAGACGGGGCCTTTTTGACCCCTTTCAGGCCGCTTTGCGCCTATCCTGGGGGTGACATGGGCACGATTTGGGGGTTTTAGGGCCTAATCGTGGAGCATATGGGTCCATTTTGGGGGTTTTACGCCCACGTGGCCACGCCGTGCGCATCCTAATCGTAGGCTGAGGGGGTTACACCGGATGCGGCTAAAAACCCCAGCCGGCCCACAGGCCCGGGGTGATAGCCCCGCTGGGCTGACGGCGTACGCTGGCTCCCAGGTGCAGATGGCCGTAGCGCAGCCCGGCCCTCGCCTCGAGGCCTGCCGACCAATCCACGCCCACGGCCGCAAAGCCTCCCCAGCGGGACGGGGCGTAACGGTAGGCTTGCGGTGGCTGAAAGCCGGTGCGCAGGCCCACGGGCACGTACTGCGTCACGTGGGTGCTGCGGATGAGCTGGCGAGGTGCCAAGAGCTGGTACTGCACGTTGCGGTGGGCAATGCGGCCCGCGCGCACGGTGTCGGCAATGCGCAGCCACAGCGTGGAGTCGGCCCGCTCATCCACGTAGTAGTGCGACGAGTCGGCTAAGGCTAACCTTGGGGCCAAGGGCTCGGACCTCAGCAGGCGTATCGTATCGCGGGCCCACACGGTGTCGGTGCGCACCACGGTGTCGGCACCCTTTGCGGCCAGGGTTTTGTAGTGGTCCCAATCGTCCCTTGGTATCAGCACGTAGCGGCCGCAGAGCCACAGCAGGCCCAAGCCGCACAACGCTAGGGCCACGAGGGGGATGATGATGAGGGCGTGGCGTATTCTCATGGGGTGTAAACGTAGGTTTGGGGTAATGGTGTCGCTGGCAGGCCCTACAGCACTTGCGGGCCCTGGGGTTGCTGGGCTGCCTCGATGCGCTCCAGCAGCGCATCGGCCCGGGAGGCGAGCAGGGAGCGCACCCGACGGATGATGGCCGACGCATCATCACCCAGGTGCGGGGTGTAGAATCGCTTGCGGCCCTTGCGCACGGTGTATTTGCCCGAGCTGGGGTCACGCAGCGGCCTCCCACGGCCCACGCCCCAGTCGGTGAACTTCGCCCGGTCGATAGTGCCCACCGATACGGATAATCCACGCCCGGCCACCTCGGCCCGGGCCTCCACGCTATCCACGGCCACGCCGCTGCGCACCATGTGCAGCAAGGCCATACGGGTGCGCCAACGCTTAACGAGGTCGTGACCGGCCCGCTGCCCAACCGATAGGAGCCCGGGCCCCAGCTGCGGGGTTTCCATGATGATACGCTTGCGTGATTTACGTCGTAAAGGTAACCACTACTAGTGGGTACACGAGTTGTGTAATCCTATTTATGGTTACTATCCGTGCCACGGTTAGCAGAGGAAGAAACTGGCGTGCGGCTTCCCGTCGGGGTAGGGAGGCGTGCGGCCGTCATCATGCGATGAGCCGCCCCACAGGGGGTACTGGTCCCGATGCGTTTGCAGCATGGCCCTCGCCTCGCGCAGGCGTGCCTCGGCAAAGGGTGCCAGCTCGCTCGTGCCGCGCATCAGGCCCGCAGCCTGTAGGTATATGGCCGTCTGCAAGCAGCGCACGGGCTCTGCCACGGGGGTCGCATCACGCCCAGTGGCCCGGGCCACCTGCTCATGGTAGAATGCGGGCCCCAGGAGCGGTACAGCCCACTGGGCCTCTACCTCGCGAAGGATGCCCACGCCCGTAAAATAATCGGCCGCAGCGATGCGGGCCCACCCGGCCGCATGGATGAATGCCGACGGCGAGCAGCATAGCGCATCACGGAAGGGGGAGGGCCTAAGGCACCCTTGCACTTTAGGGCTCAGGTGCGGGTAAGCGTCCCAGAGGCCCTCGAACAGCGCGGCGAGCGATGCGTACGCCCGGGCCGTCACCTCGTCCCGCAGGGCTTGCACCCGATGCTGGGAGGCAGGCGATAGGCCCTGCGCATCGGTGACGGTGAGGCCGCTCTGGGCCACGTTCACATCCAAGGATGCGAGCCCGCTCAGGAAGGCAAAGCACACGCTGGCCTCTTCCCCAAGCCCGGGCAGCGGCTCCAGGCCCGTATCCTGTAGCATGGCTTGCAGGGTGCCGTAGTGCCTGGCCACGGCCGCAACGTCTATCACGTCCCCAAGCGGTCTCCGCAGCGCATCGGGAGCGAAACGGGCGAAGTAACCCTCGGCCATGGTGCCCGCAATGGGGATGTACTTGCGCACCGTGGCGTTGTCTAGCTGTAGCACGTCCATAGCGTGGTAGCAGGTGTTACGCCCGGCCCCTAGGGCTCAGGCAGGTGATGATTAGCGCAGGCCCTCGGCACGCTGGCCACGGGCCCACTTATCCTTCAGTTCGCCGTAACGTATCGTGGCCTCGATGCCACCCCGCAGGGTGCCCTGTAGCTCGCTCAGGGCCCGGGACACCTCCGCTAGGGTCGCATGCAGGGCCCTAGAGTCGGCCGCTCCGCCGGGGGCGTGGCGTACGCTAGCGGATGATGCCGACGAGGCGGCTGGCAGGGTGCCACGGGCGTGCTGGGGCACGGCCCGAATCTGATCCAGCAGCCACGGGTAGCGTAGCTGTATGTTGCGGCTGCGGGCGTGATCGATGATGATCTCACCACCCCGCTCGCTGATGAGGGCCGGGTTTTGCACGTAGGTCACGCCGGTGACGGCTCCCAGGTAGGGCACGTGGTAGGTGTGCCCATCCTCGGCCCCACGGGCCACGAGGCGACCCGTGAAGTGTTGCTGGGTGAGGTAGCCACGGGCCGTGGCAAAGGCTGCCTCCACGAGGCCCGTGAGCAATGCCGCACGCACCGTGCCGCTGGCCCCGAAGGTGTAGATGCTATCGGCCGTGGCCAGCGATTGGGCCCAGATGCTGGCGATAGCGGTGCGCACCACCTTGTGCAGCGAATCGAGGGCCATGAGGGCCACACGTCGCCCGAAGGCTTGCTGGCTCATCTGCGCATCGGCAATGAATTCGCCGATGAGCTGCCCAAAGCCCTCGGCCATGCCCTGCATGCGCTCGGCCGACTCTTGCATCTGTTGCAGCTTGGCAGCCTGCGCATCCTTGAAGTCTTGCTCCTCCTTCTTGCGGCGAGCCTCGCTCTCCTTATCCTCCTTGTCACGTTGCGCCTTGCGGGCCCGCTCGGCCTCTGCCTCTTGGGCCTTGAGCTGATCGTGCTTATCCTGGGCAATCTGCACCTCACGCTGAGCGATCTGCAGGTCGATTTGCAGGGTGCTTTTGCCGAATCGTTGCAGGTCGGCCCTGCGCTTGAGCAGGTAGGTAAACTCGATTTGCCGCAGGTCGCCGTCAAGCTTACGCTTGTCGCCCACCTCCTTCGCGTAGGCTTTGAGGCGTGTGGCCCTGGCCTTTGCGTACCACTCTTCTGTTAGATCCTGGGCCTCCTTCAGCTCACGGGCCAGCGCAGCGTTGGGGTCTTTAGGACGTAGCTGCGGCGTGGTGGTAGGTGATGATGCCGGTGTGGCCCCAGGCTTTGCCGGCTCGGATGTTTTGGCCGGCACGGTTTCCACCTCAGCCTGCACGCGCACCCGCTTAGGCTTGGCTATCGTCGCCTCGAGCTGATCGAACTCCTCGTTGATATGCGCCACGCCCTCGGCAGCCTCATCGCTCTGCCGACGGATGCCCTGAAGGGCCGTGAGCACCTTGCGGCTCACGTTGGTGAACACGCCGTTGTACTGCGCAAAGCGTGCGGCGAACGTCTCCATGGCTTTCGACTGGGCAGCCCTGTCCTCCATGGCGAGGATTTGGCCCACCTCGGCCCGTAGCACGGCCGCGCTTTGCCCCGCATGCTTGGCAATGATAGCGTTGAGATCCTCCAGGCCCTTACGGCGAGTCTCCAGGGCCTGCTTGTGCGCATTCTCTAGCTCCAGGGCCCGCTGCTTGGCTACCATGTTCGCCTGTAGGGCCTGCGTGGCGATGCGCTGGGCCTGGGCGATTTCGTCCAGCGAGCTCTTCTCGTCAAGCAGACGGGGGAGGTAGTCGCCGTACTGCTTGTTAATGGACTCCAACGCCTGCCGATGGGCCTCGGTGCCGGCCTTTGCGTCCCGCAGGGTGCCAAAGAGCATCTCCAGGGCGTTCTGCTCATCCAGCAGGGCCTTCGTGTAACGCTCCGTGGCCGACTCCATTTCAGCTAGTCCCACCACGAAGTTCAGCAGCCCGGCGATGCCGTCGAGCACCAGCCCGAGAATGGTGCCGATGACCTCACGCACGGGCTCCAACACGTCCCAGATGCGCTTGAGGATGCCCAGGAACTGGGTGACGTACTCCATGGCACTCTGGAAGAGCGGGGCGAGGCTCTGCCCGATGCTGATGAGCACCGTGAGCATCTGGTTCCCGGCCTGCGAGAGGCGTGCGCTCAGCGTGTCGGTGTTCTTGGCAGCCTGTAGCGTGGCCTCGCTGGTGCCGGTGACATCATTGGTGAGGCGAGCCACATCGCCCCGCAGCTGTATGAGCGATTCGCCCACGGCGATATTGCCCTCGCCGAAGAGCTTCACCTTCTGCTGCGTGGTGAGGCCGGCGTTCCCCAGGTTCTCCAGGGCCTTGTTCAGCCCTACCACCTTGGGGTTGAACTCATCGGCTCCCGTTTGCAGCTTCAGCAGCACGGCGTTCAGCCCTGTGCCGGCCACTTCGCCCTTGATGCCCTTGCTCGCCAGGGCCTCCACCAGGCCCACCGATTCCTCCACGCTCAGGTTCGCCATGGAGGCCGTGGCCCCAAACTTGACGATGCTCTTGCTCACGTCCTCCACAGAGGCCGAGCCAGCCTTGGCCCCCGCGGCGAGGGCGTTGATGTACCGCTCGGCCTCTGCGGCTGGGGCCCCGAACTGGTTCATGGTGTTCGCCAACGCCCCCACGGCCGCGCTCGTATCCATGCCGGCCGCTTCGGCCAGGGTGAGGGCAGCCTCGGTGACGCTGGCCAGGGCCTCCTTGTTGCTCAATAGCTCGGGCTTTGCGCTGCCCATGAGGGTGAAGGCCTCCACGATTTCCTCTGCGCTCTTGGTGATGCGCACGCCGGCCTCTGTGGTGGTGGTGCCCAACGCTTGGGCCCGCTCTTGCAGCCAGGTCAGATCGTCCCCCTGCAAGCCCGTGAGGGAGCTCAGCTGCTGCGTGCGCTCCTGAAGGCTGCGGAACGAATCCACGGCCTTGCGCACCACCCTCAGCACGCCAGCCAGCGCGGCCACCGTGGCGATGATAGGGCCCGTGGCTGCCTGCATCACGCCCATGACCTTAGCGAACCCACCCCCCATGCCACGCTGGGCCCGGGAAACCCGTTTCATGCTCGCCTCCACCCTATCGAGCTCCCGTTTCACCCGGTTGAGCTCCTGCACCCGGGCCGCATACTCACGGGTGCCACGCTCCATGCCAGCTACCTCTTTGCGGAGCTCCCGGTAGGAGGCCCGCAGCTCGTTGAGCGACATTTTGCCCAAGTCTTTACCGGCCCGGGCCGTGCGGTTGAGCTCGGTGCGATACTCGCCAACGGCCGTCTTGGCAGCCTTCAGCTCCCGATTCGCCGCGGCGATACGCTTGGGGTCGCGCGACTTTTGCGCGGCAATGAGGGCCTCCGTGGCCGCATCCACGGCCGCTTGCAGCTTGCGGAGTTGGGCCTCGCTATCGCCCGTATCCACCTCTACCTTGATGCGTGAGCTCTTCGCCATGATGCGCTAGGGTTAGCGGGATCGGCTGCCAGACTTCGCCGGCTCGCCGAAATCGAAATTCTGCTCAAAGAAACGCTTCATATACACCCTGGGGAGGGCCCACCACTGCACGGCGTCCACCCGGTCGACGGTGAGGCTGGTAGGGCTTATGGTGAAGGCAGCCCGCAGGATGCGCTGCGTGGGGTACTCGCCCGCATCGGGCCGGGGCCAATCGTGCAGATGCTGTAGCACCTGGAAGTCGTCCCACGCCTCCAGCGGGCCTTGCAGGGCGTGATGATGCCACCACAGCCACATCATCAGGCCCACGGGGTAACCCGTGCCACGCTCGGGCTCGTAGGGTTCGCCCAGCTCATCGGACGGCTCCAGCCTCCAATCCTTCCGCCACTGACGGCCCTCCACCCTGTCCCCCCAGCCCTGACCAGGCTCGGGGGACGGATCGTCGGGATCCGGGACGTAGTCGGGGGGAGCCGGCACCCAGTCGGCCGACGGGCTATAGGCGAAGACCTTCCCTTCGGCCCACGGCCTCGCCTTGCCAGGGTAGCCACGGCGTAAGAATAGCCTAGGCTCCTCGGCCGGCTTGGGCTCACGCAGCACGGCGAAGAGCGGCGGGGTGCTGTCGCTGACGGCCAGGAACAGCCAGGGCACGCTCACGAGGTTGCCACCCCGGCCCGTGGGCTTGGAAACGGGCAGCGTGCTCCACGCGAAGAGCCGCTGGCCCGCAGGGGGGAGCCATATCGGCGAGGGGTCACGGGGATGCTCCGGATCGAGCTGATCGGGCGGGCGTGGCTTCCCGGGGTCTGGGGGGTTGCCCGGATTCTCGGAGAAACGTTTGGCCCGCACCATGCTCCAGTACTGCTGCACGGGTTCGAAAAGCTCGCTCGACACCCAGCGTCGCTGGCCTCGCCAGAATGGGCAGGCGATGCGGTCGCCCTCACCTTGGAAGATATATGGGGCCCGGCAACCCCGATGCTCCCACATCAGCCGACCCCCGTCATGCAGGAGCCGGAAGACCTCCCCCCCGATGACGAACTCGCTCCCGATGTGGCCCGTGCGACCCTCGGCCGCGTTGGGCCAACCCTTGGTGACGTACTGCGGGCGAGGTATCGAGCCGTGGTACTCGGGCTTATCATGCGCCTTGTAGTAGTGGAACATATCCACGGCCGGCGAAATCTCCTTCACGCCCTCGCCAGGCCAACGGGCCGGCTGCATAAGGCTCACATCGGAGATCCTCACCCCCCGAAACCCCGTGTGCATCTCCACGGGCCCGAGCGGTGCCACGGGGCCGGGTGCGTCCTCCACATCACGGCGAGCCGTCGCCAGGCGTTGCAGCGGGGCCCCCAGCGAGGTAGATACCCGCTGCGTGTAGCCCAGCGTGCCCAGCCAGCTCACGGGGCTGCTGAGGGCCCCCTCATCCAGGGATATCAGCCGGGCCTGGTCCCTATCCACCCACAGCCTCACGCCGAGCTGCGCGCATAGGGCCCGCAACCATTCGCCCACCGGTCGCCTGATATCGTGCAGGCGAACCCGCACCGTCCCGTCACGGGGAACGCTAAAGCGACGCTCGGGGACGATGAACACCGCCTCGGGGTGCCCGAGCCACATCCACCCCACCCGCTCATGGCCCGCCAGGGTGGCACCGCATGCGGCCACGCAACGCTCCAGGAAGTGTCCCGCCGACAGGGCCACGGGGTGATCCGTCGTTACGCTATCCTCGTAGAGCAAGCGCAGCCGCTTGTTATCATCGGCCGGGCGAGGGCCGTCGTGGAACGTCACCCGGCCCAGAGGCAGCGCATCGGCCGTGTCCCAAAAGCGGTTCACGCCCTGAAAGGAGAGCGTAATGCGACCCTGCCCATAATCGGCGCACCGCATGCGGCCCTCCACGTAGAGTGGCAGCCCGTCCATGGCCACATGCCAGGAGGCCTCGGCCCACGGGAGAAGGCGAGCATCGAGGTCGCCCAGCATGCGAAGATTCGCCGGCGTGGCTGGTACGGTGAAGTCGTACGCGTAGGAGGGCCGCATATCGAGCAGGGGGGACACCCACTCGAAGGCGATCTGGGTGTCGCCGTCGAGCTCCAGGGCCTCACCCGTGCGCTCCCAGCGGGAGTCCAGCAATGATATCCTTAGATGCGCGCGCATGCCTGGGCGATGATAGCGTTAGAGGCCCAGCGGGCCTGCGGGGTGAAGGAATGTGCCCCCGTGCGAGGTGGTTGCCTCGGCCCCGGCTTGCAGGATGCCCTCCACGGCAACCCACGGGCCGTCCTCATCACCCCCTCCCAATGATTGCTCGGCCTGGGTGATGCGCAGCGGGTAGCATCCGCCCTGGGCCGGCTCAAAGTAGGCTAGCGGGGTGGTGCACAGCTCGCCGAGCCACAGCCGCTCGGCCCGGGTGGGAGCCCATATGCGGGCCCTGAGGCGTTGCTCCACCGCATCGTGCGGCCACACCCTTTGCGCATCGGCCCGGGGGTCGAGCCGGTAATCTGCCCGGCCCACCTGCGGGTTCGCCAAGCGGCCCACGGATGAGCCTAAGGTGGTAGTGGCCGACTGGGCGACGAACTCGAGGAGCGACGTCTCCCACCCCCCCAGGGCGTTCAGCCAGTGGAGCGACCCCAGCTCATGCGGGCTACAAGCCGGCTCGTAGCGCACCACGGCCTGGGCGTACCCCTCGTGGGAGCGGGCCGGGAGCGAGCGCATGAAATCCACGTCGGCCACGTTGCTCAGCAGCCACGCCGCGGATGTGCCGTTGACCTCGAAGACGGCGAACGAGGTGGGCCCGTCCACAGTGAGGGCTCCCCTATCATTGAGGTAGATGATGACGGGATGGGGGAAACCGGCCTCCGTGCGCTTCCAGTATCCGCCCTCGTAGCGGCTCAGGTGCCGGGTGCGTCCCCACACCTGCCAGCGGGAGCCCTGGTGCAGCCCCAGGACGTTGAGCCACTCGTAGCGGTCGGTACCCACGTCGGCCCCCTCGCTCCCCATGCGGGCCGTGTAGAGGCTCATGAGGGCACGGCCCATGCCCGGCACCAGGCGTATCGGGCCCGGGCGACGGGATAGCAGCGGATTGGGGCCCTGCGAGGCTTGCGGGGCGAGCAGGTTGCACAGCCTCCCACCTCCCAGCGTGGCAGGGGCCCGGAAGACGTTTGCCCCACCCCGCTGGATGCTCACGATCCACCCCGTGCGCATGTGCTCCGGCCCGAGGCCTCCCAGCTGGGGCAACCAGCCCGAGCGACCCATGAGGGCCCGCATCCAAAGGGCCGACGCATCGAAGGGCACGCCCAGCAGCACCGGGGCCTCGATGAGGCGATCCGTATCGTCCCACTCGCACGCAATCGGCCTGCCGTGGGGACTGGCGAAGCGATGCGCGCGGAAACGTAGCACCTCGAGCCGGCGACCGAAATCGGACGCTGAGCCCTGGTTGATCACCAGCCAGAAGGGGCCCCGCAGGCCCACCACCACCTCGCCCGGCAGGGCCGTGGTGAACGAGGGCGAGCACTGGCTCGCCGGCCATATCACCGTGTGGACCATCGGCTCACCCCCCATATGGTGCGCAGCGGGCGACGCTTACGCCACACGCCCTGGCCCTCGCGGGAGCCCTGCGCGTTGGTGTTGCCCTCCACGGTGAAGATGACCTTGCCGGCCACGCTATCCACAAAGCCCACGTGGCCCACCCGGCCCAGATGCTGGTAGTGGATGCCGAACACGTCGCCCGGCCTCCAGGCGTAATGCTGCCCTGAGGCGCGTAGCCACACCGTGCGCGACGGGGGGAACCAGGCCGGCGACCAGGCGCTGCGGCACGTGGCCAGGCCAGCCTGCCCGTGGCACCAGGCCACGAAGGCCGCGCACCAGGGGGCCCCCGGGCCAAAGCCCACGTGGGACAGATAGGCCTCCACCCGGGGGCCATCATTACGTCCCGTGGCCTCCTGCACCCCCACCTCGGCCCGGTATATCTGCCGTAGGGTGCGGGCCGAATCCTGCGCATGCGATGCGGGCACGCACGGCAGCCCGGCAAGGAGCATCAGCGGGACCACGAGGAGGCGAGGCGAGGGTAAAAAGACGCTTAGCATACGCGTAGGACGTGTTGCGGGCCCGGGGCCGGGCCCATGGTTAGCATAGGGTGCGCGCAATGCCCCCGGGGCGTTACGGGCCGCAAGATAGCCCCCCGAGGGGCCCAGCCAGAGGGCTGGCTCGGCAAACCGGCCCCCGCACGCCGGCTAGCGGCCTGGGCAAAACCCGCATGGGGAGCGGGATTGGGCGATGTGGGCACGGGGCGAACGATTTGCATCCTGCGCGCTGTCAAAACGGGAAACCAATGACTACCAGCACATTAGCTAGAGCCCAATATTTTGCGAGCCCCCCGTCAAACACAGGGACCCCCGCCCGACCGCTGTAGAGACGGATCGAGCCCCTTGTATTTCGGTTCCTAATATGCTGGTAAATTTCATATCGAAGGCGTGCGCTACGAGCTCCACCCCGCCGGGCCGATGGGCCGGGCCGGGTGCGCAAGGGTAGGATTAGAGGGCTCCCACGGTGAGGATGACCAGCGCGGCCAGGTAGCCTAGGTATACCACCAGCGCAAGCGCGTTGCGGCGATCGGGGATGCGGTCATGCAGCGAGAAGGTGCGGGACGAGAACCAGTCGTCCAGCCACGTGTACAGCTCCGGGAAGTCGAGCCGGATGAGCAGCCAGGTCACCCCTTTGAGGATCATGAACGCGGCCACGGCGAAGACGGCCGCATGGAGCACGCCCGCATCGTAGGCACCGGCCGTGGGGTCGCACCAGCGCAGGGCCCGGGGGGCCACGATGAAGAGCAGCAGCCCGAGCGGAATGCCCCAGTACTCGTTGTTCTCAGCCAGCCAGCCCGTCAGGGCCCGCATCATCCGACGGGCCCGCGGCCCGAGGGTCTTCGTGATTCGCATAGCATCTACAGTTTAGCGTGGGGCCCGAGGCCCCGGTTGTCATCATACCATGAGGGAGGGAGCGTGGCCCGGGCGATGCGAGTAAATAGGGGTTTGCCCAGCATCCACGACGTAGCAACGCCGATGTAAATCCGTATTTGGTGGGACAAGTGGTATAGCAGCTGCCTGGGTGCCACGGGCCCGCTAGCCTGCGAGCCGCTCGAGGGCCGTGATGACCCCGCTGCCCACCAGGGCCCCGACGACGGAGCCCCCCGTGAGGATCCAACGCCAGCGCAGCTGCCCGAGACGGATGGATTCGCCCTGCGCATCCACATCGGCCCGCAGCCCGTGCACGTCATTCCGCAGGGCGTTGAGGCTATCCTGCAAGTCGCGGAGGGCCCCCCGCTCGTGGTAGCGGTCGCCGAAGAGCACGCCGCGCAGGGTTTGGAGCTCCATCAGGAGCGGGTCGGGGGGGGATGCGGCACGACGGGTGCGACGTGGGGTGGCTACGCATTCGCTGGCTTCCATAACGGTAGAATTAATGCGGGTTTGCGGGGCAAATTAATAGCCATATCTGGGCGCACGGGGGGCCAAGCGGCCGCTCAGCCCTCGCGGCACGCTGGGGGGTGGGTATGTTTGCTCCGGCTCCCGCGGTGGGAGCCCGCGTAATCATCTAATCCTACAAGCGTCATGGCAAAGTACAGCATGGGCTTCCTGGGGCCGTTCCACGGCAAGCTGGGCACGGCCGTGGGGTCATCCTCCCGCGGGGTGAACTACCTGCGCAGCATGCCCAAGAAGATCCGCAACCCGCGCACGCCCGCTCAGGTGCAAACCCGGGCCAACCTTAAGCTCGCGAGCCGCATCGCCTCGCACATACGTCCCGTGGCCGACATTGCACACACAGCGCAGAGCGTGCGCATGGGCCCGCAGGCCTACACGGTGCGTCAGCTCTTGGGCCCGGCCGGGCTGAAGGCCGACCCCAACACGGGGGCCCGCGAGCAGCTCACGCCTGGGGCCCTGGACTTGACGGCAGGGCGTGGGCCGGCCCTGATGGGCGTGACGGCCAAGATTGAGGCCGGGCAGCTGAAGGTGACCTGGACGCCCGCGGCCGGCAGTGCCCGGGAGGTGCACGTGGCCCTGGCGAGCCGCGATGGGCACCTGGGCGCATCACGACTTCGCGCGGCCCAGGAGAGCGACGGCACGGCCTCCCTCCCGCTCGCGGCCGATCTGGCAGCCGCCGAGCATTCGCTGGTGGTGGTGTGCGCGCGCGATGCGGAAACCCGCAAGTGCAGCCCCACCGTGGCCATCATCCTGTAATGGGGTGACGCGCACGCTGCGCAGCGGCGTGGCGTGAAACCATGC